CCTTGGTTAATAGCACCAAGCCTATTTACATTAGCATTAGCCATATATTTATCTAGTCTCCTTTATTCAAGTGATTTAGGAATTGCTTTACTCACTTTTCATAAAGGTGTCCCTTACTGTATGGACCTCAGCCCACACCTTAAGGGGCTTTACTTAGAGTCAAGTAAAAATAATAGAAAAAGCCCCCAAGCGAATGCTTGAGGGCTGACATAGCTACAGCTCCATCATGGTACGCATTGTTAAGGGGCGTGATGGAGCCTAAATCATACAGCGAACCCCCTCATGTTACACATTATTAAGAGGTGCAAGGGGGTCAATTATAGGATATTAGATTTAGCCAGTTTCTGTTGTACCCTGGCTCTAAACGCAGGGTCTTTCTCATACTTAGGGTCACTCATATCGGCAGTAAGCTCAGCGATACTCTGGTAAGCGTCCCCTTGGACACTAACACTAGGACTAGACCCTTGGATTAAACCTTTAGGGGGATTACCTTTCGCCTTAGTGTACCTGAAGTAGAGAGCTTCAGTAGCCATCTTGATAATCTCAGGGTTGCCCCCCTTAAGAGTGTCATTAAAGGCTTGAATCTCTGCTTCAGTTAAGTTCACTTGAGCCCACTCTGTCATAGCCTTGTAGTTGGCTTCGCCCCCTACAACCTGATAGAACTCTTGCTTAAACTGTTCAGCTATAGCCTTCTGACCTGCTAGATAAACGTCTACTACTTCCTTGGGGAAACCCTTCTTAGCTAGGGCTTCGTAACTCTCCTCACTCAGCCCACCTGTAGCGAGAAGCTCTTCTTCATACTCAGAGAAATCGAAGGTGTTAGAAGTAGCAGAGTCTATCTCAGAGGAAGCAGAATCTTCTACCTCAGGCTTATCTTTGTCGTCAGACGATTTCTTGTTGTGTAAACCAGATTCGAGAGCCTTGTAGATTGCCTCAAGGTCCTTACCTTCATGTTGAGCCTTAAGAGCCTCAAGGATTCCTTTGGTCAACTCTTCTTCACTCTTGTACTTCCCTGCAAGAAGTCTAGGCTCTTCTTCGCCAGCAGTCTCCTTGCCTTCAGCTTTGTTAACCATAGCTTCAATATACGCAGGGTCCTCCGCAGGTTGCTCCTGAGGTTGAACTTTAATTTCTTCTACAGCCAATAGCTATACCTCTCCTCTCTTTTAGTAGTACCCTTTGGTCTAGTTCTGTTTAATACGAAAACCATTACCTACATCTACCCAGCCCTCTTTCTTGACGACTGGAGTATCCTTCTTACTATCCTTCTTGACTTGCTTGTTGCTGATTTTGATTCACCATCCCTTTGGTTATCTCTTGTGTTACACCAGGAGCCATCTGTGTCATCATAGCTTCCATCTGAGCTTGTTGTTGTTCCTCCATGACTTGTTCTTGGGTCTTAATCAGGCCACTAGTATCCATACCTAAGGCTGTGCCACCTCTGGTGAGATAGTCGTGAATCTCAATATAAGGCATAGCCAACTCCTTGACTGGCTCAATGAATTGCATGAAGGCCATCAACTTATCGAAGTCGTGTCCTCTACCTAACGCTTCTAGACCGGTAACAATAGCAGGATTTATAGTCTCCTCAGGAAACTCAGGTAATCTCTTGTCTTGAGTCATGTAAGCGATTAGTCTCTTGACTAGAGGTAACTGGAACTCCTGAGAAAGAATAGAGTATATTCCTCCTAGAGTCCCTTCAAGTTCCTGTGCCATTGTCCTAATCTCTTCTGCTGTGACACGTTCAGCGTCCCTCTGAATAGCTTCAAAACTAAGAAAACTATAGGCTAACCTCTGCTCTATATGCTGAGCTAATTGATAAGGAATACTGAAGTCTTGGGACTTATCAACGTTAAGGAAGGTAATGTCCTCTTCCCTGCCTTCAATGAAGTCCCCATTCTTAGCTTCCACTACCTTCTTGATTCGTGTAGTACCGTTAGGGTCTACTAAACCTATTACTCTAGCGGAAACCACAGAGCCTTCAGTAATAGCCTTAGTCAAGGATTCAAGCGTCAGGAGGTCTCCTAGATATTCCTCTACTAGACCTCTACCGTAATCCTCCCCTACAAGGCTTGTCCATCTAAGGGGAATCCAAGGGCATTCGTCTAAAGGATACGTCCCTCTGGAGTCTGGAATTTCTACGTCCAGACATTCCTGAGAAACCTCCCATTGCTCTTCTTCGTTCCTTACAATTCTGGTGTAAAGCTCTAGTTCCCTATCCTTATCTAAGGAGTTAACGTTGTCCTCACCTTGAGTACGTCCTTTAATGTACTCTCTGACTTCCTTCCGAAGCGTTAGAGGATGAACAAGTTCCTTAAGGATAATCTCAAGAACTGAGCCCATAGGGTCTCTTAAGACTACATATTGGTCTAACCTGTAGACTCTCATTCTCCCTTTATCATCATGATACAGGAGAGCGTTTCCTGTAACTATAAGGAGTCTAAAGGCTTCAAATACAGGGACTCTAAACGCTTTAGCTTCAATTTCCCCCATTATAGCTCTCTCAATTTTGTTTAGACCTTTCTCTACTTCAGCCCTTTTATCAGCAGAGTTCAACGCCTGAAGAACAAAGTCGTCTACCTGGAGCCTAAAGAAGGGAGAATTGGGAGGGAGTAAGGCCAGGAGTAGCTTAGAAGCTAGAGTATTGACACCTCTTGCTCCTACCCCCTGATAAGGGGTCTCCAATATAGTATCTTCTGTAGCCCCTTCAGGGGGCATAAGACTAGGAATAGTCAACGAAGCACATTCTCTTGCCATTGCTAGAGTAGCCTTACGTCTACCGTCTAGTTTCACCCAGCGTCCCTTTATGGTATCAATCGCAGTATCTTTAGCTATCCCCTACCTCCTCCTTTCTTCGGTATTCCTAGACCAGAGGTAGCATTAGCGGAAGCCAAGGGGATCTGAAACCTCTCATACCCTGTCCTCTTCTTGCGTAGCTCCTGCTTGTCTAGTGCTTCCTCATTCAATTTCAATGTAGGTGTCTCAATAGCTGGCGGGGTCCACCACCTAAAGAAAGACCTTGGGTCACTAGCTAGAGTATTTGATGCTCTGCTAGAACTTTTACCTCCACCAAAACACATCTTACAGTAAAACCTCCTCGCTCTCACTTAGCTGTTGCTCTAGGCGAATCTTGAGGTTTCTTACAAGTTCCCTAGCCCCAGCGTAATACCATATTTCCTTTTCAGTCATGGAAAGGTTAGGACATTTCTCTGGGTAGTGTTCGTCAAGCATTTTAATTAAATCTACACTATAAACTGGAATTTCGTTAATCTTTTACCTAACCTCCTTCTTGTAGGTAGAGTTCTCTGGTACTCCTATGTAAAGCGGAGCACTCACCTTACCTTGTTATTTGGATTTTAATTTACCGAACAAGTACGCTACCTGTTGTGTTGTATAGAGGGCGGTGAAGATACTATAACTCTTATTTCAGAGAGGAGTGGAGGAGCTTATGAAAGGGAGGTTTATTAGAGTTATAATATCTTCTAAAGGTGGACTGCTATATGTGGTACTCCCCCATCTCCCTACCACTACCTATAGTATTTCACATTTGTCCCCTACACAGGCGTACTCTCTAGCTCCCTTGGTGTTATCCCCTTTCTCGTACTTAGCCAACGCTTCCCAGTCAATCTTTGAAGGCATTACCTCCAGGAGCTTCTCATATTGCTCCTCAGTAATCTCTTCATAAGGAGCCAGTTGATACACTCCTCCATCATAAGGCAGGAAAGATAGCCCACCGATAATATCGAAGTTCTCATACACCCAAGCCCCTACTGCCAGCCATTCATCCTCCTTAACATAAATTGTCTGGCTTGGATTGTGGTCAGTCCAATTCTCCTTTAACATCTTCCAATATTCTAGCTGTTCAAGTGCTGTCTCCTCGCCCCTCATAACTCCACCATCAGGTGCACTCACAGGGAAGTCGAATACTACAGTAGTCATTGTGTCCTCAGTTTGTCCTACTTCAGGATTCCAAGGTACCCCAGCGTCCATCAAGAAGTGTGCTAGAGGGTCTGTAGTGGCGACTCTTACTCGTCTGATATAATACTTAGAGTGTCTTGGGTGCATACCACTGGAGCTATTCACGAGTTGACTTACAGTACCACTAGGTTTAACTGTAGTCACAGCCTTAGGCACTGGAATGTCTAGAGTCTGTGCCCAGAACTCCGCCACAGCTTTAGCGTGCCACCGTCCTCCCTTCAGCCACCTCTCGGCTTCCTCGGAAGTCTTAGAAAGGATAGGGTGGTCCTTCAAGCCTGTAAGGGATACCCCTAACAATCTTTCTTCTTCAACATTCTTAGACCACTCTTCACTGAGGAAGTTAAAGTCCGTAAGTGTACTTTGGAGAACCCCTAGGATAGTTGCGTGTTCAATCTTCCGCATGAAGTCTTGGTAGGTATCTTCAGGTCTCACCACTACCTCTGTTAGGTTACAGAACTGTCTTGGTCTAAGGATGATTTCACCACAGTTGTGTACCACATACCCCTCTACGATACCCCAGTGTGTTTCTGGTTCGTGGAAGTCATAAACCTTTTCAACCTTACCTGTAGGCTTCACTGAGCGTACTGCTGGGTTTGTCTTGATAATAGTTTCATAGAGCTTCTCTTGTTTATATCTGTGTTCAAAATTGATTAAATTATGAAACAAGACTCTACTTTGAAACTTCCGAATATTCAAGTCGTAACTTTCCCTGCAAACATGCGTCCCATTAGAGAACTCTACAGGTTTAGACTTGTTCGTGGTGATATACCATTCGATTCCTAGTTTGTTTAGGAGCCACCCAACTTGCTCAAGCATGGGCCTGCAAGTAGATTTAAGGGTAATCCTTCCGTTGGAAAGAACAGAACCATTAGCACTGTAGAGACCTCTGAGAAAACTCCTTTGTTCCCACAAGCTCCACTCGTTTATTGTAGAAGGTAGCAACCTCTCTGGGAGCGTCTCAGAGGAAAACCCTAGCTCCCTCAACGTCTCGTTATACCCTTGGAGGTAATACTTTCTACCCTCCATTTCCTTTATCCCAAAGAGGGTCTTAATGTCATCATCGTTCTCCCCAATGTTCACCTCAAGTCCTAAGTGTTTATCCGAAGCTAAGCGCCCCAAACACCCATCCCCTTGAATGAAACCATACCTAACAAACTCTGGTAAGTATGGCCCTTGATTCAGGAAAGGCTTGAGTTTCTTTCCTTTCAAGTCTTTGGCTTCACACTCACTTCCATCTTCAAGCATGAATACATGGTCAGGAGTACATCTGAATGTAGTCTTATCATGAAGTTTGACTTCAATAGTCTCCTTCTCCCCCGAACACCATACAGCTCCCTTACTTAGGTTCCCATTATAATTAAAAAGAAAAGGAGCTTTACCTTCCAACTCCTCAAACGTTCGATAACCCTCATGTGTTAGAAGTCTCATGTCCCCTGTAAAACAAGGATTCACTCCAAAGTCATGCTCTGGGTCTCTCCCTACTCGTCTAGCAGACTTCTTCAAAGCTTCTCTGTTGACAATACCCCTCTCTCCTGTGCCTGACTTCATAAGAGCCTTCCACTCTTCCATGAAGGCTGTCATATCGGGCTTCTCTGTGTATGCTACGGAGTTATTAGAGAGTGTTCTGTGAGGGTGTTCAATCCAGAACTGCCCGTCCTTAGCGTGAGCCATACGTCTGTCACTAAGATTACTCAGACTGATAGTAGCAGAACGCCTGACTCCTCCTGCGATTACTACGTTAGCAATCATGGTTACTAAGTCGTACACTTCAAGGGAATTTAACTTACGCCCTTTGGCTCCTTGGAAGGTTCTGATGGTGAAGTCTACAAGTTGCTTGAGAGGTTCTGGTCCACTAGCCCTACCTCCGAAAGTTTTCAAAGGGGAACCTTTAGGTCTAATCTTTGAGTAATCCACCTTAGGAATGTGCCCATCATACAACCACTCCAAAACTTTGAGATACCCCTCCGCCCACCCTCTTCTGCTGTCCTCAAAGACAACAGGTAAATAATCACTCTGTCCTAGACTGCTTACATTAGCGGGTACCTCAGGCAACTTATTGATGTACTGTCGTTCTACACTGAAGCCTACTCCTGTGCCACACATTAGGATATACATTATCTCAGCGAAGTCTCTTGGGGACTCAATCACAGTGTAAGCACAGTTGTAGCCTGAGACATTCTCAAGTTCTAAAGGTTTCCCTGCTGTCCATAAGGCTCGCATTGAGGGCATAACATCTAAAGTGTAAACACTGTTCATAGCCTTCATAAAATCCTCAAGGAGACCCTCAGGGACCCTCTTTCGGAAATAGTCTGTGTACCTCTCTACAGTCTCATTCCAATCTTCTCTCCGTCCTTTATCGTCTAGCCATCTTGCGTACGTTCTCTTGTAAATAAACTCCTGATAAGGAGACATTTTATTAAGGCTCATATACATATACCTCCAGTATTAGTTCTGTTTGTTCGATATTAACCTCTATCTGGTCTACTTTATAGACCGTTTCTCCGTAACTTAAACAGCTTACTTTGTCTAGAACCTGGAGAAAACTCTGTATTTCTGGTAATGTTAATAAACTTTGATGAAGAACTTCCCCTGTATATGACTCAGTAATCCGCACTAAATAATCGTTCACTTCTCCTGCTCTCCTCTCTAGGGGACAAAAAGGGAGTCCCTGTTTAGAGACTCCCTAAGGTTTCCACAAAACAACTTCTTCTTTCTCTAAATCATAATCCGTATGTCTCAAAATCCTTGCAACCCTAGCCTGCTGTAAGGCTTCCTCCTCAGTAAGCCCTTTGGAAGCATAAGTCTCCACCACCACTTGCCACGCTTCTTTTTCATCTAGGACATTCACTCCCTCAAGAATCTTCTCTGCTCTCTTAGGACCAATTCCTGGGCAACCCTTATAGCCATCCGTAGGGTCTCCTGTAAGAGCCTGCATAAAGAAATATCTGTTGGCTTCCTCAAGTGAAAAACTGTCCATTACCCCAGTCCTCCAGTTGTAGTTCCATGCAGGAATCTGCTGAAGGTCCTTGTCAATCGAAGCTATGATATACCTGTCAGGATAGGCAGTACCTAAGATTCCCAGAAGGTCGTCAGCTTCGAGACCTTCCTTTTCCAAGGTCCTGTAGTTTCTCCTTATGTGAGCCTTAAGGGTCTCCAGGAGTACAGGTCTTTCCTTGTCCTTTCTGTTGTGCTTGTAGGTAGGCAATACGTCATACCTGAAACACCTCCCACTGGAAAAACAAAAGAGTGGAGGAGACTCCGTAGTCTCCGTAACCACTCTCAAGTTATTTATGAATAGTTCTAGTTCTTCAACAGCTTCTTCAGGTGTCAGAACTTCAGACTCTATTCCGTCCCCCCAGTCGTACACTACCTGATTAGTACATGCGTGTTGGAAGATTAGGATATCAGCGTCTACTAGGAGCACCTTACAATCTGGCTGTTTCATAAGCGATAATCCTAGGAATTTCCTTGTGGAAAGCCTTGAGAATAGCTACCTTTTTACCCAGTTCTTTGTCGTAGGTATCGTCAGGATGGCACTTCGCTACAACCTTCTTCTCCTCACCAGTGATAGGGTCTTCGTAGAAGAGGACTGTTGCAGGGTCATTATAGATTATCCTGGTGATATAAAGCCCCAGTTCTGCTAGACCTCTCTTTTCAAACTCCACAACCTCTTGCTTTTTCTCTACGACAAGTTCGGCAATGTTCTCTAGCGCTGTTTTTATAAACCACCAACCATGTCCAGGCTTCACTCTTCTCTTGGCCAAGGGGTACCCATCATGGCCGCCAATATAAACATCAAACTCTACTAAATACAAGCCATAATCATCTACCTCAACCACTGTAGCCTTAAGTCCTCTCAAATCCGTGAGTAGTGACGAGCAGTGGTTCCTGATTATCTGTACCCTGTCGCCTGCTTTGAACTTAGATTCCGCTACCCCCTCCTCTTTCGGAATCGCTTTAATCTCATCTTCAGCACACCAGAGACCGTAACCATATTTACACAATCCCCCTAGAGTATGTCCTTTTATATCCTTATCGAACCGTACTCCATACACCTGGTCACTATATCTGATGAAGGGATTTACATCTACTACTGTTCCCTTAACATCTTCTATGAGATAATAGTCCTCCTCAGTATTCTTTACTCCTATAACCCTGTCGCCGATTTGGAAAGGAGCCTTAACGAATCTATACTCTACCAACCAACTCTCTACCTCTGTTCTTAGGTGCTTTACTCTGAGTCCTACGCCATCAGAATCCTCCAAGGCTTCAAATAAATCCCCTTTCTCAAACATAGTGGAAAAAGGTAGATGGAGCTTATCAACGTCAACAATCTTTAGAATTTGACCTTTCTTGAACATACTTATCTTTACTCCTCTCTCTCTTTTATCAATGGGTTTCTGCCCAGTTTTTACCTATTTTGTACTCCCCATCTAGGGGACACCTGAAATTAAAAAAGACTCCTGCTTCAGCTATTGCTTCCACAGCAGTCTTCCCTATAAACTCAGCGTACTTCTGGTCGCACTCTATCTGCCACTCGTCATGAATATTAGCAACGAACTCATAGTCGTCCCCAGGTCTTAAGCCTTCCTGTTGAAGTTTATCATCTAGTATCACTAGTGCCTGCTTCATTAGGATTGCTCCTGCAGATTGTAGTAGAGTGTTCAGAGCAGAGTGTATAGCTCTTACTCTCAGTTTCCTCCCGTCTAGACCTACAAGATACTTTCTTGTTTTAGCTACATGTTCTACTTGTCCTTTCAGTTTGGCGATTGCAGGAGTCCTCTTTAGGAACCTATTCTTCAACTTCTTACCGTCCTGCCTTGTCCCTCCTACAATGGAACCTATCTTCTCGTCACCCGCCCCATAAAGGAAGGCGTAGATGAAAGTCTTTGCGTTGTCCCTTGTCGGAAGTCCAGCGGCCTTCTGGTTAGCTGTATGGATATCCCCTTCAAGGATCTCCTTCATGTACGCTCCTCCGTCATACCTTGCCATGTAATGGGCAAGACACCTAAGCTCTAGACCTGAAGCGTCTGCTCCTACTAAAGCTCTGCCCTCAGGAACCCTAAAAAGCTCCCTACATTCTTTACCGTAAGGAACCCCTACAGCGGGAACCTGAGCAACGTTAGGACTGTTGTGGGTCATCCTCCCAGTTACAGCACCATTAGTGACTACAGAACCATAGATTCTCCCATCAGGTTTAACCATCTTCAACCACGCAGAAT